AAGAGTCCGGCTTCCTGCTATCGTAGGATCAAAGGCTGCAGACAGTCCTGACAGTACAGATGTGCCGAGCTGTATGCTTCCGTTTGATATGCTTGATCCGTATATTCCGGCAGCAGTAATAGCTACAGATATGCGGGATTTATTCTGCACATATGCGTCATATGTACTGTAGTATCCATTAACATCATTCACCGCTACATTGCCGATCGATGGAACGACCGTTGTTGGTATCTGTGTGTAAAAACTGCATGTCTTTGTTCCGATCAGCGATGAGCCGCTGTATGTCTTGCATGTCAATGTTCCAGATCCGGTCATTGCGTTCGGAGTTGCTGCAGCAAATGCGTCGAGCGGCGGGGTCCATGATGTAGATGAACCGAGGCCTGAACCTATCGTTCCAGACAGACCGTTATAACTGTACGTCAACGTATGCGTGAATCCTGATGATGCTCTCGGCATATTTATTGTCATAGCCGCGCCGAGAGCGCATCTGTTCGATGATGATGAACCTGCGCCTGACACTGCAGGGGTCGTTGCCCGTGGAATAGTATCCAATGTCAGTGATCCAGAATCCGTGACTGTTCCGGAAGATGTTCCTGTCGGCCATGAGGCTGCGAAGGATATCTTTTTCGTGCCGTCAGCGTTATGCGGAATTTTGATGTCTGCTTTTGTAAAAATCACTTCGCTGCCCGAGGACACACGATCATGGTTTACATCAACGGCTTTAGTGTACCTGTTTCCATTTACGTTCACGGTCAGCGTTGGGTTGTTCGCATTATACGAACCGTAGCTATAGTGCGCAGTTACTTTAGCATCAACCAAGGAATAGTTACCGCTTATCGACTGTACATCTTGCTGTTTAACCGTTAAACTTATCGATACCGCCACTTAACTCACCGCCTTCCCGAATGACAGGTTTCCGTTGCTTCTTGGTGTCCATGCGAATCCGTTAACTTCCAGCGACTTCATGAATACGCCTGATTCGATGACCAGTTTTTTGCCCTCAATATAGGCAACTTCTGTTCCGCCCTGTCTGAACGATATCCTGTTGCCCGTCAGTTTCAGTGACGACCCGTTCGCATCATCAACAGCTATGTTGATTCCTGTAGAATCCATAGTGATGCGGTTCTCAAGGTTATCCCATTTACCTGAATTTGTATCAGATACATCGTTGATGTTCTGCAGCAGATCCGCATACTGGCTGTCGGACTTATCAGACGCCTGACCTGCCGCTGCTGCTGCGTCCGCTGCAGCTTGTGCCGCTGCTGCTATGTCAGCAGCAGTCTGAAGTGCTGCAGCGTCTGTATCATCCTTTGTATAGTAGTTATCGGCAAGGTGAGCATTGGTAGCATCAATGGAATCTTTTAAGTCCTTGTTTAATTCACTAATGCTCCAGTCACTCAGTAGGAACTCTCCTGTCTCCGCTTCGGCTGCTATGGCATGCATAATCTGGCCGCCCTTGTTTATCACCGATTCCGCTGCAAGCGTCGGTGCTAATGCGCTGTCTGACGATACGACCATGTTCCCGGCAGGTGTCGATATGGACTGTGCGGTGTCTGTGGCTGTGGTGGGAGTTGCAGCTTTCCCAATTATTGTAACAGGTGTGCCGGCAGCATATTGAGCGGCAAGAAATGCCTTAAAATCACTTACATTTATATAACTTAAACTATTTATATTTATAGCAATACCGGTAGTATATATAAAATTGTTTGAGCTATAATTATGACTATTATTCCAAGACATGTAGTGAGTCGAAAAAATATCATAGTTATTTTTTTCAAAACCACATAAATTTCTCAAAGTGAATAAATTTGGATAATTACTGCCAAAAAGAACCCAATCTTCTGTTCCGTCTAATACCTTGATGCCATGCCCCACGCTGACCGCACCTGATATGAGGTCTTTCGTGTCCCACCGATACATGTCTCTGCCAATCGGGTATGCTGTTCCGGAATATGGTTCGTAAGTGGTAGGTGTAGATAGAGTACCGAGTTCGCATAAAAAATTTGATAACACAAATGCCGAAGCTGTGTCTGCGGAAACTAAATCATAATTATAGTTTACATATAAAGTTACTTTTCTGCCTTTTATATAATTAAAATTGCATTTCAATTTTCCGGATTGTCCAATATCTAAAGTATTATATCCAGTGGCACGAGATTCAACTGTTGTTCCTGTAACATCATACATGGAATAGGATAGATATACCGCCTGACCAGATACCGCACTATTATTTATCGCATCGCATGAAAAAGTATAATTCCCGGTAGCCAGCGGCAGCAACTCTTTCGCATATATATTTCTTTTGCCCGTATTTCCGTACCCTACAGTTCTATTATCTATATTCAACAGATTCTTTCCAGTAACATTTACATTCTCCGCAGACCCAACTTTACCAAGCGTTATCGGTGCCGAGGGTGACTGTGTTCCCGGATTCGGCGTTGAGCCGTTGACTACCAAAGACTTCAGATTTTCTCCGCTGCTGTTCTTGGTGGACATTATCGTGCCGGACAGGTTCTCTGTTGCTTCGCCAGTCTGAACCCAAATGTCTCCGATGCTGTATGGTGGGGTAGGTATTCCAGTAAATGTTTTCGACTTACTGTTTGCCGAAATCTGTGCGTTATCCGCAGCAGTCTGCGCTGTATCGGCAGATGTCTGTGCAGTGTCAGCTGCTTCCTGTGCCGCTACTGCAGCTGCATTTGTGGCAGTTATCTTTGTTTTATAATTTGTTGCAAGGCCCCAATCGCTCGACAGGTATGATTGCCCCGCAGTTTTAGCAGTATTGCATCTCAACAGATCTCCGCTTGTCTGCGTATCTCCCTGCGCCCAAAGATCTCCGATATCATACGGCGGGGTCGGTCCGTTCGTGCCTGTGAATACCCTTCGCTTCGAATCTGCCGTATCCTGTGCTTTTGCTGCATCGGAAAGTGCTTTAGTTACATCTACATCCGTTATACGGACCCATGAATACACATTGCTCTGTACCTGGTATCTGTAGCAATAGCCAGTTATCGTATTGTAGAACAAATCTCCAAGATGATTGTTTTTTAGTTCCGTTGTAGTCCATCCGGATGCTGGTATATTTGAATCTGAAGGATCATATTCATAAAACCATGTAGTTATAGATCCATCTATCTGCCCTTGAAGATCTGTTAATTCCCTGTTTGTAGCATTTATGTAATTTGTCAGATCTGTTGCATTTGTATTTGCAGACAGCAGTGCCGAATCCGCTGTATCTTGTGCTCCTGTGATACTGTCCTGTACGCCCTGAGAAAGACATCCGACTGTGATACTGTTCGTATAAATTTCATCCGCTGTTATCGTGTGCGCTGTTATCAGTTTGCCATTCAATGTCAGTCTTTTGAGCTGATCTGCCGTCAGACCCTGCTGCGATACTACGCCGTCATTTATCGCCCACAGTATTCCTGTATTGTTTGCAGGATCTTTTATTATCAGTCTTTCAGTAGCGATCGTTCCACTGTCTATCACATCCCCAGACAGAGATTTAATATTGGCAGACTCTATGATCGCTTTTCCCAGCATCGCATTCGTGATCCATGATGTCTGGGAATTGCTTTCTATCGCATTGATGATATTTGCTGATAATCTCTCTGTGTCTATGTCTCCGGATGTTATCTTCCCGGCATCGAGATCTTCTATCTTGCCACTGTTAATCACTGCGGATCCCAGGTATGCATTGATCGCTGCTATGGCATTCGCTGTCATGCGAGCTGTATTGATGTCTCCGGATGTTATATGCTCCGCATTGATGAACTCTGCGTTTATGGTCTCACCTTTTGCAGCCACTCCCGTATCCTTGCCGCCTATGATCCAGTTTCCTGTCGTTTTGTCGATTGACGGTATGTTTACCAGCGATTTGTCCGAGTCAGATGTGTACAGCGAAATATCATCAAGATATACCTGAAGCTGCTCAATGAGCTGTTCTATCTGCCCTGAAGCATTCTGATTCCTGTTGATATCGAGAGCGTATGTCATTACATCTCACTCCCCTCACGATATTCTCTGACGAGCGATTCAATGATGCTGTATCCTGTTCCTTCGAGCCTGATGCGGAACTTATCGCATCTTCTTGGAATTATAGGAATATATATCGCCCTTTTTTCTTCAGCGTAAATATGCCTGATCTGCTCCCAGGAACCTGAATCGAATCTTACCAATATAGTCAGCGTGGATCCGGCATCCATATTCAGCCGCATCTGCAGTTTGCTGTATATCTTCTTGTTTTCCGAGTATTCGTCAAAGTCTCCGAGTTCAGCCATCCAGTCTATCTTCTCTTCGATGATGTTGTCATCCGGATTCATAACGAGAACATGTGTATTATTGGCATCGGTCGCATCTATGTAGTACAGTTTTCCTTTAACCGATGCAAAGTCTGCGATCTTAGTAGAATCTTCCTTATGCCACAGTTTCTTTGCCATATCGAAAACGAAAACTTCATAATCGCCTGTTGAAATATTATGAGCGCTGCACCAGTATTTCACTGTATCCGAACCGCCTACTACATTGTTATAGTTCCGTGCTCCCCATACCGTTGACAGCAGCTGCGGCGTGGATCCCGAATAAGCCATGATGCCCATTTTGGATTTATATATCGCAACATCATTAATCACTGCAATGGATCTCTCCGATCCTGATTCAAGTCCGTGAGCATCTGCAGATACCACCTGATAATTGGCCGGCTTCGATCCGTACAATTTATGGATGTGCTCTTCCTTGAAAAATACGAGATGTGATGCAAGAGCCACGCATCCTGTGAATATACCGTCCGATGCCACATCCACTGCATATGAATCTGCAGATGTAGACTGATAATAGAACCAGTTTGTCGGATCGCCGAGCTTGCTGCTGTATATGCTGTTGTTCTTGCATCCCCAGAGCCTGTTGTTCTGTTCCATTAGATAATCGAGTTCCGGTGCTTCTCTCGACATTTTCACGGGCGCTGTGGTCGTATCCATCTCATTTGTAGGATCTGAAGGATATATCACTGTTGCGACTGGTACTGTTTCCACCGTGCCTGTCTCCAGTGTGATCGATGCACTGCCTGCATCCCCTGCCTTTGCAGATGCGATCGCATACTCATTGCTCAGGATCTTTACGCTGCGGTCGATCAGTTTGTTTGCATCGTCCGTGCTTATCTTCTCTTTTACGAATATTTCCTTTGCTCCGGCAGCCGCAGCAGTCTTTACTTTCAGATTGACAGCCGATGTCGTGAGCGCCCCCGTATTGGTAATAAGGTTTCCTTTTACGTCATACATTTGAAAACTGCTGTCCGGGAATGTGATCGTTATATCCTTATTATCCGTAGAAACATCCACGGCCTGTATAACCGCCGTGGTATCGTTGCGTGATCCTGTGGTTCCCACTATGGATATTGCATCACCTTTTGTGAATCCTTTTGCGGATGCGATGATATCATCCGGGATGACTGAATCTGAATGCAGCATAACTGCGTTCGTACTCAGCGTTACTTTCACGGATCCGTATTCAGCCATACTGCCTGCTGTCAGGAATTTCTCTATGTCTCCGCAATAATCATCGCCTGTTTCCAGGGCATCCACTTCCGCAGCTATGTCATCAGCGTTTTCCATATACTGTGTCTTGGCTGCAGCATCTGTGGTGTTGTCTGCCTGCCGGATCCAGTCTTCCTGCAGTGTCTTCTTGTCAAGGATCTGCTGCACGGTATCTACATTGATCCATTTCTTTACTGCCTTGTACTGGCTTCCGCCCTGCCGTTCCCATATCACGAGCCTGGTATTGACCGCACATATGCTCTTCTCCGCATCTGTGAGTCCGAGATTCTTCACTGTATATGCGATCTGCTGTCCTTCGGCGTTGGTGTAGTATCCGTATCTGAGCTGATCGCCCGCGATCACAGCCAGTTTGTCCTTGCGTGAAAATAATGTATCCGGATCAGATACATCTATAGCGAATGAAGTCATACCCCTTGGCGCTCTCTGATACAGGTTCGGATATCTGTCAGATGTGAGATTCTTCATATCTCTCATTTCCCCGTCAGATATCACTGGCGCATCGTTGAATCCAAGGAACTGTATGATCTGCTTGCTTGCAGGAGTTTTTACCGTCTTAACGAGTGGAAGCAACATGTCCGCCCCTCCTTATTCAAAGTTCGTTATCTTGATTGCTGTGGATGCATCAGGTTCAGCGTTACGCTGATACCATGCCATATAGTCCTGATACTGATTGTTGAACAGCATACTGTTCTGGTTATATGATTCGAACTCTTTATTTTCCCAATCCATCTTGGCTGCGATCCATAATATATAGCATATATCGAACGGCAGCGGGATCAGCAGCGTTTTGCTTTTGTCATCCGGCAGCGAATACTGAACTATGTTCGCCGGAACCACATGCATGATCTCTGACTGTGCCTGTGCCTCAAGCTCATTGATGAACAGCAGTATCGCATCATCGCCGAAAGCATTCGGCTTCAGCAGTTTTGTTTTTTCTATCGCTTCAGAAAGTTTCATATGATACCTCCTATGAATTGAGTTTATTGGCGATTGCTGTATAGCATGCCGCTGTTATTTTGGATCCGTCATTCCTGTCCGGCGGATCCGTGATGCCTATGGCATCCTTGGCGGCGTTATAATCTTCATTGGTTATGTCATCTCCCGGCAGCTTCTCTGGCAAAGAGATCTCTGCGAGAGAGTTCTTCACTCTGTACTGCCTTATCCATTCAAGGCAGTAGTTCCATTCTTCTGCAGATACTTTGGCTGGCGATCCCGCAGTTTTCGGATATGTCCACCTGAATGTATATACAGCAGTTTCATTTATCTTGTTTGATTCGTTGTAAAGTGTAGTCAATGTGCTCGTTGTATATGCTCGGATGCTGTATGTGTATAATGTGTCCGCATCTCCTGCAGGAACATCTGTATATCCTGATGTGGGGATCTCTGTCGGCGATGCCACTTCGGTGTTTCCCCTGAATATCTTGTAATACGCTCCGGGTTTGAGATTGTCGGCAGTCCAATATATCCTCATGGTCCTGTCGTAATATCTGTGCTTGATATCTGTGATCTGTGGTTTTGGAATATTTTCCAATGAACTCTTGGTAGTTATCCCTGTTATGGTCTTCGTGTATATCGTTGTCGCTTTATATTTGTTCCATTTATTATTCGATGTCGAAAGGATCAGTTTGAAATCATATGTTTCTCCCGATACGAGACCCTGTATCTGTTTTTCTATATCCATGGCTCCGGATGCCGGAATACCTGTAGCATTTCCACCGGAAAGCCATGTGCTGTCAGCAGTTCTCTTGTAATAGAAAGCTGCACTTCTGGTATATCCTACTGCAGTGCTTAGTCCTGATAACTGCAGAGTGACATCATTGAATGCTACAGTCTTTGCAGAAAGATTGCCTGCTGCGGCCGCTGTAGTGAACGAGAATGTCTTCTGCGTATCCCATGTGCTTCCGTTGCTCTTCTTTGACTTCGCTATCACTCTGTATGTGGTGTTCGGCAGCAGTCCGGATATCGTGTAATACTTCGTGCCGACTGTGTTCTTTGGAAATACAGCAGCCGATGCATATGCGTACTGATATGCGTCTGACAGATTGTATATCTTCACATACAGCGTTGTCTGTGACCAGAAATCACGCTTTTTGGTCATGGTAATAGCAAATGTAACTGAGCTTTCAGTTTTTTTGTTTACAGATACAGCCATGATTCATCTCCTATACGAACGAAAGTCCGGATGTTGTTTTCCAAGTCGATGTCGTTAGATCATAGAACTTTATGGCATTGTCGTTTGCCGTATCGATCCACAGTATCTCCGTGTCTGTCGGTGCTGTGGTTCCTGCCTGATATACAGGCTTGTTGATGACGAGATTACCGTCAGCAGTACCGATTACCAGCTCTTTTGAATCCGTGGAGAACCCAAGTTCCCCTTCTGTGAGAACAGGAATACTTGCGGCCAGTCCTCTTCTCAGCAAGATCTTGTCATACACCGTTCCGGAAGGAACTACATATGCTCCGCAGTCCATCGCCGCAAGCCGTTCTTTTAGTTCTGCTTCGGATACTGTGGGTATGTCCACGGTTATCCCAGGCTGCTGCTCGATGAACTGTTGCAGATACAGATACCACTGCTTCGCTGATGCTGCAGCCGCTTCCGCTGCTGTTTTCGCTGCTGTTGCAGTAGTTACAATGCCTGATGCTTCTGCTGCCCTTGCTGCCTCTGCTGCTGCTCTTGCCGCTTCTGCCAGCTGCCTTACGGCTTCGTCTTCTGCTATGGAACTGTTCGCAGCGATCATCTGCTGCAGGACCGGAAAATCATCCTGTGACTGTATGGCAAGGCTCAGTGCTGCGTCATCCTGTGATTCGGCCACATAGTAATTCAGCTTCGCTGTAGTCAGCCGTGCAGTACCTGCATATATCTCCAGTGTCATGTAATGCATTCCTATGACAGTTGTGGCCTGACCGCCAAGATTGAATCTTATGCTCCCATTGGCAGGATTCACGACCTGAAGTGCAGAACCTATGGATTCCACTATGCTCGTACCGTCCGGCTTCTTGATCGTCAGAACGATACTTGAATAACCTGTGAAATCGAACGCGCTTCCGGCATCAATGATCTGGATATTGAGAACATTGGCATCGTCATACTGCACGATGCCCTTGATGATCTGTATGTTGTTATCCTTTATGGGAAGTCCAACACTTATCTCTTTGTAATTCATGTCTCCCTCCTGATAAAAGAGGACCGGCTATGCCGGCCCTCTTCTCCACTGTCACTCATTCTGCATCGAGCCTATGAGTTTTTCGCCCTCAGCTCTCTGCTTCTCGCTGTCCATCAGGGCATCATAGAACTTTCTCTTGATCTTTACTTTTTCCCCGCGCTGGATAACGCAGTTCTCGCCGTTCACGATTACTACCACATCATCCTTGTACTTGTTATTGTCCTTGAACAAAGTGATCTCAACGAGTTCATCCGGGTTCCAATCGTTCTTTTTTGATTTTTTCCCGGTCGCTGCTGACTTTTTTTCGTCAGTTTCCTCGTCTGTCTTGGCTTTCGCTTCGGCTTCGGCCTTGGCTTTTGCTTCAGCTCCTTCTTTGGCTTTCAGTTCTTCCGCTGCTTTTTTCGCAGCATCTGTTCCATTACTCTCTGCCATTATTTACCTCCTTAGTTAGCCGCCCTTGACAGCGCCCCGCCAGATTCACACCTGACCATATATGGATCCACAAGGATCTCTGCGGTCTTCATTGCTTTCCAGCCGACTGTCGCTCTCTGATTCAGCGGGTCTGTGGTTCCGCCGGATCCAAGCTGCTTAACGATATGTTCCAGGCCTCCGCCTTCGATCTCGGTAACGCCGTATGCATCCTGTCCGATGAACAGTGTGCTGTATACATCTGCACTTGATGCTCCTGCCGCTGCGAATATCTTGGCTTCGGTCGTTTCAACGAATCTAACTCCGGCAATCTTGCCGATCTCTCCGTTGAATATCTGTGTTGACCCTGCATACAGTGATGCATCTACCCACTTACTGTCTGTCATGATGTCGTATGCGACATCAGTGTGGATTATGGCTACATAGGACCCGTCTATCTTCTTTGCCTTGTTGTATTTCAGAGTCCTGACTACTTTCTTGACTTCGTCTACGGTGAGTACATCTGTGCCGGCCAGTGTCGCTCTTGACAGTTTGCCGTTGCAGTAATGTACATTTGTTCCGGCGTTGAGCACTTCTCTTGTCACTGTATCGAGTGTTTCGCCTGCCTGTGACGCGCAGAGTTTAGTTGCCTGAAGGATATTATCATCGATAGCTGTGAGCTGCAGCACGTCTGATATCTCCACATAGTCACCATACTGAGCGACTGTAGCGGTGATAACGGATACGTTGAGCTTTCTGCCGGATGGTGTAACACCTTCTGTCAGCGGCGTGAGAGCCTTCGGGAATGGTGAATACTTCCTGAACTCTATCTGCTTGCCGCCGTTCTTTGGGATAGGATGCTTCTGTCCGAACTGATCGTGAACCAGTACAGGCTCCGCATTCTTTATCAGGTACATCGAATAGAACTCTTTCATCTCTGCAGACAGATCCTGATTCGCTCCGGTCTGCGTTGTAACGTTTGTATTATCAAACAGATGAAGGTTCATGAGTTTAATGTCCATATCATTCTCCTTCCTGACTTCAGAATGATATCTTCTCTCCATGTCTTACACGTTTCTCGATATCCTTGAAGTCATCCATCGTAAATTTCTTTGGATCGGTTTTATGAATGATTCCTGGCTGTTCAGTGATTCCACCCTCGGCAGGCCTCTGTCCGTTCGCTCTGATAGTATCAGCAGTCTTCTTGCGTACTGCATCTCCCACCTCAGTGGCAGTGTTTTTCATGATCTCATCCATGTGGATCGCCTCATACGCTTTACGCAGCGGAACATCATTGCTTATCAGATTAACGAACATGGGATTCTCCGATTCGGCTTCTATATCGAAACCGGGATAGATCTCTTTGAGTTCATCAGCTTCGGCAAGCCAGCTCTGATATAACTGTGCGCTTTCTGCCTCTGCCTGCTGCCGTGCCTGTGCTTCTGCCATTTTCCTGTTCTGCACCTGCAGATCTTTCATCTGCTTGTACTGATCCACGTCCATGCCTTCTGCGTAGGCGGCTTCCTCATACAGCTTATCATCATTCTTGATAGCTTCGGCCAGTGCCTGTGCATCACCAGGGTCGATATCGTACTTCATGTACAGCGGCAATACGGCATCATTCACAGCATTCAGTGTTTCTTCCGTCTGCTTTGCGGCTTTGAACCGCTTATCCATAGTTGCCTTGATCCTGGTCTCATACGCATCTTTGTAATCACCATGGATCAGTTCATCGAACTCTTGATGATAGTCTCTGTCTTCACTGCCCTCCGCTCCGGTGGCGGATCCGGTCTGAGATTCAGTCTGCTGCGGCTCCTGTTTTGTTTCTTCTGTTTTGCCGTAAACGACTTTCTTCTCGTCAGCCTTGCCTGCGGCGATCTGGCTTTCTCCAGCCGCTGATCCTTCTGCTCCGCCTGCGGCCGCTCCTGCGGCTCCGTCAAACAAATACAGATCGATCATCTTTCTTAATTTAATCATGTTTATCCTCCTCGGATCTGCAGCTTACCTGCGAGCATTTATTTGATGTTTATGTATTAACATAGATAAAATTTTTTTTCGCCTACCGAAAGTCTATTCTATACTCACAAACTCCGGATACCTGTCTTCCAGGGCATTCAGACCGCACATTATCGTGCCGAATACCGTATCAGTCCATGCATCCGTAGCTGATGTCACCGTGCTGATACGACAGTCTCCGGCAGTTACCTTGCCTTCGACTGCATCCTGGTCAGAATCATTCAGCCTCCGGGCCAGAGTCTCTATCAGCGCGGATACCGCAATACATACATCATCGCCGTCAGAGATATGGTTCCCTTCGTCATCGCTGTTAGCATGTCCTTCAGCAGTGATGCTGTATTCAACATTTTCATCATCCACATCTCGTATCATATAAAATATCCTTACCATTGCTTTCTCCTATCTTTGCAGCGTGAGTGTTGCTGCTTTCTGTCTTGCTTTAGCGACTCTGCCATGTTCAGTATTCTTCTTTGCGTCAGCAGATGTACTGTCATCTGCTGCCTGCTGAGGCATTCCCTGTGGCTGCATCTGCTGCATCATTCCTTCCGGTGCCGGGATCGTACCGTCCTGCATCAGCGCGCCTGACAGATCCGTGCCGTTCGCAGCGTCTGTCAGTCCGGCCACTTCCTGCAGCTTCTGCTGCAGCATCTGTATAGTCTGCATCATCTGTGCGTTCTTCTTTACATGTTCTATGATCTGGTCCTTGCCCTCGAAATCCATGGCATCCAGGACAACGAGCGCCTGATCTGCGATCTGCGGATTGAACATGCCCATGTTGAACAGTTCTTTTATCAATTCATTTTGTGATATCCTCTGGAACGGTGACTGTTTCTGAGCTACTATCTTGATGTCGAATATAGGTTTTCTGAAATATTCATTGCCGTCAGGATCCATTCCCGTGGGCATTACTCTGAGATCCGCATTATCGAACTCAATGAACTCTTCCTCATTGTCGTTTCCTGTTATCCGGAACGCCCTTGGAGCGTCATAGAACTGTCGTATCAGTTCCAACACCATGTAGCTCATAGCTTCAAATGCCTGATAGGATGTCTGTATCATATCTCTTGACAGCTTGCTTCCTGCTTCCTGCAGTGCTGCTATTGCGGATGCTGCTGTGACTCCTGATGTCGTGCTGCCCTGCGAAAAATCACGGTTGCCTGATGTTTCCTTCAGTTCATCTATCTTCTGTTCCATGTAATTAGCAATGAACGGCGGAAGCGGCTGCACCTGTATCTCTCTCATGTTTTCGTCCGACAGTGTTCCTGAAGTATGCACGAAATCAAGGCTCCAATTAGCAAACTCTTCCTCGTTCACATTACTGTCGTTGCGTACAAAAAATCTCTTGCGTCCGGCCATCTGTGCGTTTTTCAGTATGATCTGATTCATCTTGTCAATGTATATCTGGCTGTCTTTCATGATCGAGATGAATCCGAATCCGATTGGTGATCCCTCCACCGGATACAGCACATCTTCAATGAACGGATACTTGCCATGTTCATAGAACCCTGTATTCTGATATTCAGGGATATTCTCAGATGCATACAGCACTTTACCGTTGCAGAACTTGCAGTAATGCAGCAGAGTCCTGCCCTTATCGTCTGTTACCTTGTAATACCAGTCAAAGACCACCGACTTGTCTGTATTGTCAATGTTGTTGTCCGTAATGTATTCTTTTACTTCGTATCCGTTTCCTGTGCATCCTTCCATGAACGGATACTTGGATATCAGTGCTTCGTTGTCGATCAGTGTAAGATGGAATATATTCGGCGAGTCTTGCAGATGTGTGATTCCGCTCTTCCAGAACAGATTCAGGATATCCACTTTCTTGATGGAGATATCGCCTATTACTTAATTAATTACTTTAGTTAATTAGGCAACCATTTGCCCGCATGCTTGCCGCATGCTTGCCGCACTGACTGTTTCACTCATGTTTCCTTGACGGCAACCATTTGTCCGCATGCTTGCCGCATACATGCTGTCAGCATCATTTTCTGCCGGATATCTGCGCTACCACATACCAGTCCTCTTCAAGTATGTCGCTCTGACTTGCGGTCCACATCTGGAAGGATCCGTCCACGCAGCACATCTGCAGATACGGTCTCACTTTGAATAAGCTGCCCTCTGGGATGCCTATCGCATCCGCTGTATTTTTATTGCTCGGTATCCCTTCAGGATATCCGGTACGATATACGACATACATCCCTTGTCCGTTCCAGCCCTGTCTTGCGATTTTATAACCCTGTTTTGCTTTTTCTATTGCTTCTCCAAACTTCATTTCATTCCCTCCTTAATCATCAGGCCGTTCCATCCACCTGTATACGCCTGCGGAATCGACCCATAACTGTTCCAGTTCATCCGTGTATCCTGTCGGTGTTTTTCTGTCGCTCCGAATAGTGTTATTCATGTTCCAGTGCTTTATACAAACGATCCTTGCTTGCGGAAAATCCAGAATGAACCTGTTGTCGATCAGTTCATTTATGGAATCTTCGTTCGCTCCGACCTTCCGCGCTATTCCTCTTGCCGCATTGACGAATCCATCATCATCGGCCGCAGCATTAAGAGAAAAGTATACGCATCGTGCGGCAAAGGACATCGACAGGAATGCATCTGACTCGATTATCTTCGTGTCAAACATTCTCTTTGCCATTGGATCCTCCTATTTACCATTTGCATCTGCTCCTTTAGGACCGAAACAACAGTGCCTGCTGTCTCTGATCTTTTTCATTTCCTCGTCAAACAGATCAATCTCTGTATTTTTCTTTTCGACTACTCTCCAATCCGATGACAGCATCTCGATCTGCGTTGGTGTCCATGGAACTTTGCCATATCTGCTTTCCACATACAGATACGGCGATGTCATCTTGCTTCCAGCGTCTGTCTCCTGCAGCCATACAGCGACCTCTTCAGACCATTTCCCAAGACGCATCCCTCTGCCATTGTGCTTAACTTCAGCCAATGCTTTTTCAAAATCCATTTTTGCCTCCTTTTTTTCTGTGAAATAATTATCAAGACTTCGGTTTCTTAATTTTTTTGATTATTTTCGTGTTTTTTGACCAATATCTTCCATTTATATCCTATATATGGAATCTACTGTTCCGTTGAACATGTCGATGCTCGATACATTGCCGCTGCATCTGACTTCAGGATTAAGATCATACGCATTTACCACAAACTCTACTTCGCCTCCGGATCCGTCTACTCGTCCGGATGCATCCGTATCTGCGAGAGCCTTCTGATCTGCCAATACTGCAGTGAAAATCGTTCCGTTCGACAGATGTATCCTGTATCTGGTTCCGATCTTTGTTCCATACGCATAGCCAAGTGCGATACAGTAATCATTGCCGACCCTCTTCAATCCGTGTTCATCCGTATACGCTGACCTCTGCAGCCTCGCCTGTTCCGATGAACTGTCGAACACTGCGGGTTCCCAACCTTTCCAATATGTTCCGGCAGTTTCTATCCTGGTTCCTGTCAGTTTCTTCAGTTTTATCTGCAGCCTGTCGCATTTATCCTGCAGCTGCTGAAGCTGGATCTGCAGGACACTGTTCGTCTGCTGCATGTCTTTCAATTCCCTTTCCTGCCAGTAGACCTGTATCCCCAGAACGATCAGCAGTGTGGCAATCAGCAATATGGCTATCCATCGTGCTATGGTCTTGTCTGCCTGCAGACGGCTCCGGATCGCACGGTTCCTTTCATACGCTTTGTTTATTTCCATAGATATCACCCCCAAGGCTTCTCAGATATTCTTCTGCCGCTACCTGTGTGGTGTAGGATCTCGTTCCGATCTTGATCGATGGGAAACCTTCTGTTTTGAACAGTTCCCTTATAGACTGCTCTCCAACATCGGGAGCGTATATCTCTTTGAACTGTTTTGGGCCAATGAGCCTGTACTTATCTTCCATTTTTTTTGCCTCCATACTTTGTTCAAATTATTGAACTCAATGGCTAAAAAAATATGTCGGGATATCCTTATCATCAATTCTCAACTCCGTGCAGGCCTTAATGATCTCCGGCTGTTTCCACGATACCTTATTGTTGAGTTTTAGAGATAATGAACGTTCCGACATGTTGATCGCTGACGCAAACTGTAATTGACTGCCAAACTTTTCCACAATTCGTCCGGCCAACTTGCTGTAATCAAAATATAAATTATTCACCAGTATCCTCCTTCCTTGTTCAATTATTTTAACAACATAACTATACCTTCTGCAGTTTTGCTTGTCAATAGAATAATTCAATAATTTTAACATTTTGTACTTTACCATTGAATTTTTGTTTATTATGATGTATTATTTATATAATGGAGGCAGATATGAAAAAGTATTGCACAGCCGACAGGCTCAAACAAATAATTGAAGAGCGTAACATAAAGCAGATCGACATAGTCAAAGCTGCAGAACCTATATGCGAAAAATACGGACTCAGACTTGGGCGAAGCGATCTTAGCCAGTATATATCCGGTAAAGTCGAACCTGGTCAGGAAAAACTTGCTATCCTTGGTGAAGCACTGAATGTTAATGAGGCATGGCTTATGGGTTACGATATACAACGGACGCCTTTCGTTAAAGCAAAAAATAATAACAGTGAAATAATACAGCAAAAACTCGACATGATAATCGATAAATACAACAGACTTCCAGAAGAATATCAAATACAGTTTTTGGATTATCTTGATTTTTTGCTGGAAAAGAGCCTTGAAAAATAAGTTAGTACAAAACTGAAAGGGGAAGAAAAATGAATGAGATCAAGAAGCCAAACATAGCAGCTAAATTCATATCAGGAACAACATTTTTTGTTGTATTTTCTTTACTGATTTATTTTGTAAATATTAGAATACTTAATATTATATTAATAGCATTATACGGATTATTCGCTATCACAAACATAAAAACAGCGAAAGAATATAGTCGTGAAGCTGCTACGAAAAATAGTATTCAAATATATGACTGGGCAAGAAAATGCAGATATGTTGCTATTTATGAAATATTTTTGTTCGTTGCAATGTTTGTAGTTTATTATTTACGTCCATAATTTATGAGGTAATTGATATGGTAAGCAAAAAGGATAAGATATATTTTTGTCTTTGTGCATCCGCATTTGCTGTATGCGTAGTAATCGCATATGCCGGAGTATCTGACAGACTTGCAGCTGTGATGCTGACCGTAGGAATGTTCTTTGCAATACTTGCATCGAGGTTTTAGCATGGCAAAGAAAGCAAATCAGGAAGGATCTATCCGGCGGCGCAGTAATGGTACATGGGAAGGATCCGTGAGGATCACAGACATGAACGGCGTTGAATCACGTCCGTATTTTTATGGAAAAACACAAGCTGCTGTTCGCAAGCAAATCAATGCAGCTGTAAATAAGGCGGATCATGGGATATACATTGCCAGTGATGATCTTATAATGTATGACTGGCTGATCGAATGGCTCTGGAGTATTAAAAAAGAACAGGTAAAGCCAAAGACGTTCGGCTGGTATGAAGAACTTATTCGGAATCACATACAGGATACAGCACTTGCAAAGATGAAAGTTGTCGATATCCGCAGGAATCATATACAGAATTGGGTAAAGCAGGATATGAAGAAAAATGGATCCGCACGGGCAGTTAATGCTGCATACGGCGTTATCCGTAATTCGATGAACGATGCTATACGACTTGGCATCATAATATATTCGTATGCAGATAAAGTGGTACTGCCAAAACAGAAACCTGCACCAATTAAGATTCTGACAGTCAAACAGCAAAAACTGTTTATGGATGCAATACAGAACCACAGACTGAGATCCGCCTTCTTTCTAACACTTACCACAGGCTTGCGTGAGGGCGAAATCGCAGCTCTGCGATGGATTGACATAGACTTTGATGAAATGTGCCTTGTCATCAAACGAGATGCCATACGGGTCAATATATATGACGAAAATACGCATAAAAAGATCGGCAGCGAAATAATTATCCAGGACAGTCCTAAATCAGCGGCCGGATACAGAACCATCCCACTGCTTCCTGCTGTCGTAAATGAACTCAGACGGCATCGCCTGAAGCAGAATGAAGAAAAAATGAAGAACCGGAAACTGTGGCAGGATAATGGTCTATGTTTCTGCAATGAGATAGGACAAATTTACGATCCGAAAACTTTCTATACTACTATCAGAAAGATATGTGACAAAACAGATGGCCTCGAAAAAATAAAGTTCCACGCGCTCCGACATACATTCGCTACCCGTGCACTCGAATCTGATATAAACCAAAAAACAGTACAGGATCTTCTCGGACATGAAACGCCTGATATGACCATGCATTACACACATATCCTCGAAGAACACAAGAAAAAAGAAATACAAAAACTTCAGGATGTTTTTCCGGCTCCCAAGCCATTCTAA